GCTAAAGCACAAAAATCTTCAGAGCTACAATCTATTATGAGAGCAATAGAAATATTAGGATCACTTGCAAATGTAGCACCAGTATTTGATTATGTTAATTTTGATAATCTTGTTAAACACTTGGCAGACATAGTTGGTATGCCACAGAAATTATTAAAATCACAAAATCAAGTAAACGCAGAAAGACAAGAACAAGCAGCACAAGCTGAACAACAACAACAAATGGCTCAAATGCAACAAGTTGCACAAGCCGCAGGAGATGTAGCACCACTAGCGAAAGCATTGCCAGACGAAGCAAAAGCTCTAGCAAATGCTGAAGTGGAATAATATGGAAACAAAACAACTAGAAAAGTTTTTACAAGGATTACAAAAAAACTACCAATACATATTCAATACAGATGAAGGCAAAGAAGTCTTAGCTGATCTTGAAAAAAGATGTCATTATCATTCTACCACTAACATAAAAGGTGATAGCCATGAAAGTGCATATATGGAGGGACAGCGTAGTGTTCTTCTATTTATTAAATCAATGCTACGAAAGGATAAAGGAAAATAATATGTCAAGCGAACAGATAACACAGGAAACTGTGCCTGTAGAACAAGCGACTACAGAAACAGTACAACCAACAGCAACACCAAATCCAGTTGCAAAAGCAGATACACCAGCACCACAAACTTCTTGGAAAGATTCAATTAGTGAGGATTACAGAAATGATCCTAACATTGAAAAATTTACTGAGATAGATGCGTTAGCAAAAAGTTATATCAACGCAACTAAAATGATTGGTCAAGATAAAGTTGCTATACCAAATAATAATTCTACAGATGATCAATGGAATGAAGTTTATGCAAAATTAGGTAGACCAGAAACTGCTGATAAATATTCTTTAGATGTAAAATCTGAAGTAGTTAATTTAGATGAAAATGCAATTAAATCTTTTGCAGAACAATCTCATAAATTGGGTTTAAACAATAAACAAGCTCAAGGTATTTTAGAGTTCTATAAAAATAATATGGAAGGTTCTGCACAACAATCAAAAATTGATACTGAAACTGCTCAAGCTCAAGCTGAACAAGAATTAAGACAAGAGTGGGGTAGAGATTTTGAGGGTAAAGTTAAACAAGCTGGAGCATTAGCAAAAGCAAATATTAATTCAGAAGTATTAGATATGCAATTACAAGATGGTACAAGAATAGGTGATCATCCAGAAATTATAAAAGGTTTTGCAAAAATTGCAGATATGATGTCAGAAGATAAAATTGTTTCTACTGAAAGTGAAAATGTAAATACTACTAAAGATATTGAATCAGAAATATCTTCTATTATGAATGACAGAACTGGTCCGTATTACAATAGAATGCATCCAGATCATGATAAAATGGTACAACAAGTTTACACTTTAAGAGAAATGTTAAATGCAAAATAAGAATTTAAGTGATAAAGAAATTCGTTTAGAAATATTGCGGTTGGTAAAGGAGACAGGTTCTGAAGTTCAGAAAAATAATCCCTTGCCAACTGCTGATATTTATTATAAGTGGATAAATAGTAAGACAATTCGAAAGAACCTTACTGACAAGCGGGATAGACTCTAGTCTAACAGACTTTAAATGCAAGAGATGCCTACCTATTGGTGGAGAACCTTTCTGATTTTTTTAAATCAACAATAATATGGAGACAAAAATATGTCATCACAAATAACTACAGCATTTGTACAGCAGTATTCTGCTAACATACAAATGTTATCTCAACAAATGGGATCGTTATTAAGAGACAAAGTCAGAGTTGAAAGTGTTACAGGTAAAAATGCTTTCTTCGATCAAGTTGGTTCAGTAACTGCTGTTTTAAAAACTAGCAGACATTCGGACACTCCACAAATAGATACACCTCACTCAAGAAGAAGAGTATCTCTTGCGGATTACGAATTTGCTGATCTTATTGATCAACAAGACAAAGTAAGACTCTTAATTGATCCTACTTCATCTTACGCTCAAGCTGCTGCTATGGCAATGGGAAGAGCAATGGATGATGTGATTATTGCTGCTGCAACTGGTACTGCCTACACAGGTGAAACTGGTGCAACTTCAACTGCTGCTCAAACTGCAATCGCTGCAGGTGGAGCTGGTTTAACAATCGCTAAATTAAGAACTGCTAAGCAGACTTTTGATTTAGGTGATGTTGATCCTTCAATCCCAAGACACATTATCGTGGGACCAGAGCAAATCACAAACCTTTTAGCAACAACTGAAGTAACAAGTTCAGATTTCAATACTGTAAAAGCATTAGTACAGGGTGAACTGGATACGTTCCTTGGGTTTAAATTTACTGTATCAAACAGACTTGCAAAATCTGGTAATGACAGAACTTGCATAGCTTTCGCACAGGATGGAATCACTCTTGCGATTGGTAAAGATGTATCAGCGAGAATAGACGAAAGAGCAGACAAATCTTACGCTACTCAAGTTTACTACTGCCAATCAATCGGTGCTACTAGAATGGAAGAAGCTAAAGTTCTTGGTATAGTATGTCAAGAATCGTAATAGGAGGATATTAATATGGCTACAGTTTATTCGATACAAAAGACTAAATGGAATCAGAACGTACCTTCAGAAAAGATAGACACTACTGAACTAGCTGGAAGAGTAAGAGTTGCTCATGCTGAATATGAAGCATCTTCTCTAGCTTCTGGTGATGTGATTCAAATGTTTAATTTACCAAATGGTGCAAGAATCATTTCTGGTAGATTGGCACATGACGCATTAAATAGTTCTACTACTTTATCGGTAGGTTATGCTGCACATACAAATGCCGCAGGTACTGCTGTAAGTTTAAGTGCCGCAGCTTATAAAGCTGCTGGTAGTTCTGCTTCTGCAACTGCTGCAAATTGTGCAAATACTATCGCATTAGGAGAGAACTCTGTTGTGGATGCTAACAAAGATGGTTTACCTGTCTCTGTTACTCTAGGTGGAGCTTCTGCTGATGGTACTATTCAATTAACTATGATGTATGTGCTAGACTAATTGTTTAGTTTATACTAATAGTATGTAGGTAGGCGAGGAAAGCGAGAGTGGAACTCGCCTATCTTTTTATGAAGAAGATACAAGATTTAAAACCTGTATTACATTTTAAAAAAGATAATTATGTATATAGGTATGTATTAGTAGATAGGTTTAAAAATGATAATAAAAATCATTATGGATTTGATACTAAAGAAGAGAGAACAACAGAAGAAATATTTGCGTTAGAAAAAGATAGACAAATAAGACGTAAATATATTATAAGGAAGTAGTATGGCATCAACAGTAGATATTTGTAATGGAGCATTAAATCAGTTAGGTGCAACAACTATACTTTCATTAACAGAAGATTCAAAAAACGCTAGACTTTGCAATCAAAGATATACACAAGTAAGAGATGGTGTGTTTAGATCACATCCTTGGAATTGTTTACAAAAAAGAGTTGAACTAGCAGTAGATACTACAGCTCCTGCATGGGGTTTTAGTTATGCTTATACATTACCATCAGATTGTTTAAGATTACTTAGAATATTAGATTATGATTCAAACTATAAAGTAGAAGGTAGAAAAATTTTAAGTAACGCTTCTAGTATGAAAATATTATACATTGCTAGAATTACTGATCCTAATGAATATGATGAATTATTAAGAGAAACTTTATCTGCTGCATTAGGTGCTGATATTGCTTTTGGAGTTACTTCTAACAATCAAACAGCTCAAAATATGTATCAACTATTTCAAGATAAATTAAGAGATGCTAGATTTGTAGATTCAACTGAAGGTCAAAATATAGATCAAGATCTAGGAATGACAGACGCAATAGACGCAGGTAGTTTTATTAACTCAAGGTACTAACCTATGGCTAGAGTTGCAGTTCAATTAACGAACTTTACAGGTGGTGAATTATCTCCAAGATTAGATGGTAGAAATGATTTAGCAAAGTATGCTTCTGGTTGCTCAACTTTAGAAAATTTAATTGTATATCCTCATGGTAGTGCAGCTCGTAGACCGGGTACAAATCATGTTGCTGAAGTAAAAGACAGCACAAAAAAAACAAGACT